TGCTGATCGCCGATGCCGACATCCAGATCATCCGCAGGATCGAAGCCGGGCTGAATACGCCGCGCGCCGAAGCGCCGCCGCATGTTTTCGCCGTTGGGGAAAACGTCCGCTTCGTCGATGATCTGATCGGCCGCTGGCCGCCGGGCCGCATCGTCAGGCTTGCGCGTGATGGCCGAATCGGTGTTGAGGTCGATCTGATGGGGCGGAAAGTCGACATCGTCGCTCTTCCGCATCAGATCGAGCGGACGTAAGTGTTGCCCCGTGCCAACGGGATCCTTGCCCAAGTCCCTCGGCGGCGATCGCAGGATCGTTTCAAAAGACTGCTATTGAGCAGTCGTTGGGCGGCGTGGTGGACTGGATCGAAGCCCCGGCAGCAATGCGCGGGGCTTTCGCGCGTCTAAGGGTATGCGATGACGCATCGCGCCATCGCTGCCCTCCTTGGGCGTTTCCTCCCTTGACTGGGGCCGCGTGTCCGATCCCAAAGTGAAAGCGCGCGGCCCAGCTTTTCCGAATGCCAGTTCGTCCGCCCACCTTCCGCCCCAAGGGCGCGCGTTCGTACCGGCAGGCCCGTCAGGAGCAGGACCATCGCAGAGGATCTGCGCGTGAGCGGGGATACTCGGCGAGATGGGATGCGGCTGCGCAGGCCTTCAAGCGGAGCAATCCGCTGTGCCGTGGGTGCCAGGCGATAGGGCGCGTGGTTGCGGTCGAGGTGGTCGACCATGTCGAGCCACACCATGGCGACATGGTCAAGTTCTGGAACACGGCCCTGTGGCAGGCTGCCTGCAAGTGGCACCACGACGTGGTCAAGCAGGTGCTCGAACGCCTGTTCGCCCAGGGCAAAGCCCGTCTCGATGATCTGTGGCTCGACAGCGACAAAGCGAAAGAGCTGACCATCGCATTGCGCCCCCCGGGGGGTGGGTAAATCTCTGCGGCCTTCCGCTCCCGGACCGGTGGGGCCGCCACACACAAAATTTCGCGAGTTTTGCGCGAGATTTTTTTTGTAGGTGCCTCATGGGACGTCGCGGTCCAAAGCCGCAGCCGCAGGGTGTCAGGGAGCAGAAGGCCCCGGTCCGCTCGCGCCATCGCAAGACGGCAGCAGCAGCTCAACCTGCCGCCGCCGGCGGCTCGGCCGTCGCGCCTTCCTGGATGAAGGGCGAGGCGCTCTCGATCTTCGAGCGCATGGCGCCGGCGCTGCGCAGCATGAAGCTGCTGACCGAAACCGATGCGCCCGCGTTTGCCCGTTACTGCAAGCACTACGCCCGCTGGCTCGAGCTGCAGAAGCGCCTCGACAAGGACGGCGAGTTCTACGAGATCGAGACCGCGAGCGGAAAGGTCCGGCGCGCCGATCCGGCATTCACGATGGCCGACCGGCTCGATCGCATGATGCTCGCCTTCGAGGATCGCTTCGGCCTCAATCCCGCCGAGCGCCAGCGCATCATGGCCGCGCGTGCCAACACCGGTGCCACCGGCGACATGTTCGGCAATGCGCCCGGCAAGGACGAGCGGCGCCCGGACGATGCGGCCGCGCCCGCAGCTCCGGCGGCGGAGCCCATTGAAGGCCCGATCGGCCTGCTGAACTGATGTCGGCAAAGCGTAAGGTAGCCGAGCCTCCGCGACCTGCAGCTCTGAAGGCCTTCCCGAACGCCACGTGGGACGGCGAGTTCTGGCGGGAGGGTTCTTTCTGGTACGACGAGCGCACCGCGGACAAGGCGGCGGCGTTCTTTCCGAACCACCTCGTGTTCACGGAAGGCGAATGGGCGGGCCGCCCCTTCGTGCTCGAGGAGTGGGAGGAACAGGACATCGTCCGGCCGCTGTTCGGCTGGAAGCGCGCTGACGGCACGCGGCGCTTCCGCCGCTGCTTCGTCTGGATCGCGCGCAAGAATGGCAAGACCGAGCTCGCCGCCGGCATTGCGCTGCTGATCCTGGTCGGCGACGCCGAGATGGGAGGCCAGGTCTTCTCGATCGCCTCCGAGGAGGCGCAGGCCAAGATCGTGTTCACCAAGGCGAGCAACATGGCGGTGCGGACGCCGGTGCTCGCGGAGAAACTGGAGTGCCTCGGCAAGGTCATCTATTGCCCGCAGCTGAATGCTTCGTTCCGCCCGCTGTCGGGCAAACCGAAAGGCAAGCACGGCCTCAACATGTCGGGCCTCGTCGGCGACGAGATCCACGAATGGCCGACCGGCGACCTCTACACCTTCGTGCATGACAGCGCCGCAGCCCGGCGCCAGCCGCTCGAATTCCTGATCTCGACCGCCGGCCAAAAGGGCACGCACGGCGAGGAGGTATTCAAGGAATGCCAGGCGATCCTCGCCGGCGATATCGACGATCCCGAGACCATGGTGGTCATCTACGCGCCGGGCGAGGATGACGACTGGACCAAAGAGGAAACCTGGCGCAAGGCCAATCCGAACTTCGGCAAGTCCGTCAAGGTCGAGCCATTCCTCGCCGACTTCAAGCGAGCCCGGCAGCTGCCGCGGCTGGAGAACGACTTCAAGCGCTACCGCCTCAACATCTGGACCGACCAGGCGGTACGCTGGCTGCCGATGGACTCGGTCGATGACGAAGGCCGCCGCTTCGGGTGGGACCATTGCATCGGCCCGGTGGCCTGGAATGCGCCGGAGTTCGAAGCGCGGCTGATCGGCAAGCGGTGTTTTGGCGGGCTCGATCTGTCCTCGACGACAGACCTGTCGGCGCTGGTCTGGTTTTTTCCCGTACAGGATGGGCTCGATGTGCCGGTCGTGCTGCCCCGGGCCTACAAGCCTGCCGATCTGGTGAAGGAGCACGCACGGCGCGACCGGCTTCCCTACCAACGATGGATCAAGGAAGGCGCGTTGTTCGAAACGCCGGGCAATGTCGTCGACTATGGCTTCATCGAGCGGCAGGTCCTGGCCGACGCGACCAACTTCCGCGTCGCCTATTACGGGCAGGCCAAGCGCGAAGCCCACGAAGGCGGGCTCGCGATCGATCGCTTCAACGCCACCGGCACCGCGGTCCGCCTCGAGCAGGAAGGCATACCGGTCGTTTTGTACGGGCAGGGGTTTGTTTCGCTGTCGGCGCCGTCGAAGGAGCTCGAGCGGATGGTGATGGCCAACGGCTTGCACCATGGCGGGCATCCGCTCTTCCGCCGGCATGCGCAGGCCGTCGCCGTCGTTTCGGACGATGCCGAGAACATCAAGCCGACCAAAGCCAAATCGAATGGTCGGATCGACCTGATTGCAGCGACGGTGAACGCGATCGGCATCTCGCTTACAGGGGGCGATGGTGAACCGCCGAAGTCTCCCTGGGATGATCCCAACTACACGCTGGTGGCGACGTGAAGCTGTTTGGCTATGACATTCGTCGCGAGCGGCGCGCTTCGCCGGAGGATCCGCGCGTACCGGTGAGCGCGGAGAACTTCCTGTCCTATTTCGGCATCCAGTCGGCCAATCTGCCGGCGGTGACGATCGACAGCGCGTTGCAGGTGCCTGCTGTCGCCGCCGCCGTCACCTTCCTGTCGGGCAGCCTTGCGAATCTTCCGCTGCACGCCTTCCGCGCCAAGGACAGCGGGGTGGAACGCATCAGGGGCGGCATCCAGCGCATCCTCAACGAAGCGCCGAACGAGGAATGGACCAGCTTCGGCTGGCGGCGCTACTTCTGGCAGCAGGCCTTCACCGGCGGCCGCGGCCTGTCCTGGATCGAACGGATCGGCGGCAATGTGGTCGGCATCTGGCCGATGGACCCGTCGCTCACCACCGTCAAGCGCGTCGGCGGGCGCAAGGTCTACCGGTTCGGCGCCAACGAATATCCGGCCGCCGATGTGATCGACGTTCCCTTCATGCTGCGGCGGGATCAGCTCGGGGTCTACAGCCCGATCATGATGGGTGCCAGGGCCGTGCAGCTGGCCCTCGCCATGGGTGAATACGCTTCCGGCTTCTTCGCCGGCGGGGGTGTGCCGCCCCTTGCCCTGGTCGGACCGATGCCGGCGGGACCGGAAGCGGTCAAGCGCGCGCAGGCCGATATCCGGCGCGCGGTCGACGCGGCGAAGAAAGGCAACGATCCGGTCTTTCCGATTCCCGCGGGGTACGAACTGAAGCCCGTCGGCTTCGATCCCGCCAAGGGGCAGATGACGGAAGCGCGCCAGCTCCAGGTCGTCGAGATCGCGCGGATCTACAATCTGCCGCCGGTCTTCCTGCAGGACCTGACGCACGGCACGTTCTCCAACACGGAGCAGCAGGACCTTCACCTGGTCAAACACCTGATCGCCCGCTGGGCGAAGGCGCTCGAGGAAGAGATCAATCTCAAGGTCTTCGGCATGCGATCGGGCGGCCGCTACGCCGAACACAACCTGGATTCGCTGATGCGCGGCGATTTCAAGAGCCGCATCGAGGCGCTGGCGCGCGGCGTGCAGACATCGCTGTACACGCCGGACGAAGCGCGCGCGCTCGAGGGCCGGCCGAAGGTCGCCAATGGCGACAAGGCCTACATGCAGGGCGCGACCGTGCCGCTCGGGACCATGCCGACTTCCGCCGCGCCATCACCGACCGGCGACAAAGGAGCAGACAATGAAGCTGGAACGACGGGCGACGCCGCAACCGCCTGAGCTTCGCGCCGGCGAAGCCGGCAAGGTAGCGAAGGGCTATGCCGCGTTGTTCAACACCAAGGCGGACATCGGTGGTTATTTCACCGAGACGATCGCGCCAGGCGCATTTACCGAGACGCTGCGCTCCGCCGACGTGCTGGCGCTGATCCAGCACGATCCCGGCCGCGTCATTGGCCGGTCGACCGCAGGCACGCTGCGGCTGAAGGAAGACAAGACCGGCCTCGCGGTCGAGATCGATCTGCCCGACACGAGCGACGGGCGCGATCTGGCGGTGCAGCTGGAGCGCGGCGACGTCCGCGGAATGTCGTTCGGATTCCGCGTCACGCACGATGAATGGGACGAGTCCGGCGACATCCCCGCGCGCACCATCCACAAGGTGGACCTCTTCGAGGTCAGCGCGGTGGCGAACCCCGCCTATGACGACACCTCGATCGCGCTCCGCTCGCTCGATGAAGCGCGCAAGGAAACCAAGCGCAGGAATTTCAGTGCGGCGGCGCAGCGCCTTCGCATGAAAGCCACCCTCGACCTGCAGACGCGGTCGGGGAGTAAAGCCTAGGCATCCCGCCGAAGCCCAACGAAACGGCCGCACGGCCATTTTTTTGGAGAATGTCATGACCATCAAGGAACTGCGGGAGAAGCAGGCGAAGATCGTCGCCGAGGCCCGCGAGCGTCTCGACCTGATCGACAAGGCGGACGAAGCCCGCGCCAAGGAGCTGGAGACCCAGCATGATGCCGCGATGGCGGAGTACGACCTCCTCGAGAAGAAGATCGAGCGCGAGGAGAAGGTGGCCGGCCTCGAGGCGCGCGCCGAGGCGCATCGCAAGAAGCAGCGTCCCGTCAACCCGGACAGCGAAGCCCGCGGCGAGGACGAGGGCGAGAAGCCGACCTACCGCACGGTCTTCCTGAAATTCCTGGCCAGCGGCGCCGATCCGCACGCGCTGGAGCCGGAAGAGCGGGCCATGCTGCGCCAGGGCTTCGATCCGCAGGCTGACAGGGAATTCCGCACCCAGACGGCGGGCACCAATTCCGCCGGCGGCTACACCGTCCCGACCGAGCTGTTCAACGAGATCGTCAAGTCGATGGCGGCCACCGGCCCGATGTACGATCCGGCGGTGACCCGCGAGATCACCACCAGCGGCGGCAACCCGATCAAGGTGCCGACGGTCGACGACACCTCGAAGTCCGCCGGTCTCCACACCGAGGGCGCCGCGCTGACCGACGACAACAGCGAGGACGTGACCTTCGGCCAGAAGTCGCTGGACGCCTATGTCTACGACACCGAGTTCCTCAAGATCAGCATGGAGCTGCTGCAGGACTCGGCGTTCAACGTCGAATCCTTCATCGGCGAGCTGCTCGGCGAGCGTCTCGGGCGCAAGGCGAACAGCATCCTGACGATCGGCACGGGCTCTTCCCAGCCGAACGGCATCGTCACGGCGTCCACGCTGGGCGTGACCGCCGCGGCGACCGGCGCCATCACCTTCGACGAGATCATCGATCTCGAACACGCGGTCGATCCGGCCTACCGGGCTTCGCCGAAGGCGGCCTACATGTTCAACGACGGCGTGCTGAAGGCCATCCGCAAGCTCAAGGACGGCAACGGCCAGTACATCTGGCAGATGGGCGACGTGCAGAAGGGCGTGCCGCCCTCGCTGAACGGCCGCCGCTACTACATCAACCAGGCCATGGCCTCGCTGGCGACCGGCAACAAGACGATGATCTTCGGCGATCTCGGCAAGTACTTCGTCCGCAAGATCGGCTCGCCCGTCATCGGCGTGCTGCGCGAGCGCTTCTGGCCCGACCTCGGCATGGCCGGACTCGTCCGCCTCGACGGCGAGCTCTCCGATACCGCGGCGGTCAAGCACCTGATCCAGGCCTGATCATAGCCTTGGGCTGAATCCCACAGGGGCGGCGCTGACCCGCGCCGCCTCTTCCTTTCCTCATCCTTCAGGAGACGGGCCCCATGGGCGACTACAACACGACAGGCTACCGCAACGCCGACGGCGTGATGGTGACGCAGGGGCAGTCCGCGGTCACCCAGCTCACCTCGATCACCACCGGCGTCACCTGCAACGCCTATTCCGGCGTGATCACCACCGTCAGCCAGACTGTCGCTGCCGCCGCCGAAGCCGATTTCGTCGTCACGAACTCGAAAGTGGCGGCGACCGACGTGATCGTGGCCTGCATCAAGACCCACACCTCGGCAGGATCGTTCATCGTCGCGCCGGTCGCGGTCGCCAATGGCCAGTTCACGCTGCGGCTGACCAACCTGCACGCCTCGCAGGCCGGCGACAACGTGCTGGTCATCAACTTCCTGGTGCTCAAGGCGGCGGCCTGATCCCGTGCTGATCGAGATGACCGTCGGCATTTCCGGGCCGGAGTACTGCCTCAATCCCGGCGATCGCCGTGAATTCCCGCAGGACGAGGCCCAGCGCCTCATCGCTGCGGGATTCGCCGTGCCGGTGGCCGATCGGCCGATGGAGCGCGCGGTCACCGCACCCGTGGTCGAGACGCGCGAGGCGGCCGCCAGCCGCCGGCAAAAAGGACGCCGCTGATGTGGTACCCGGCCGCCGTCACCGCAGCGCCCGCCGGCGAGCCCGTCACCCGGGCCGAGGTCAAGGCGCAGGCGTCGATCGACTTCACCGACGACGACACGCTGATCGACCTGCTGATCGCCGCCGCGCGCGCCCATGTCGAGAAATACACCGGCGTCCGCCTGGTGACGCAGACGCTGACCTTCAAGTGCGATGGCTTCTCCGACATGGCGCGTCTGCCCGAAGGGCCGCTCCAATCCGTCACCTCGATCTCCTACGTCGATACCGATGGAGTGACGCAGACCCTCGCGACGTCGATCTATGAGGTTCGCGCGGACGGACTCGAGACGGCGGTGGTGCTCAAGTTCGGCCAGAGCTGGCCGGCCATCCAGCCGGGTTCACGGATCACCGTGGTGGCCGTTGCCGGCTTTGCCAGCGTTCCCGACGACATCAAGCGCGCCCTGCTGCTCTACATCGTCGGCGGCTACGCCACGCGGGAGAATGACGAGGCCTATGACTGGTCTGCATTCGACTGCCTCCTGGTCAATCACCGGCGGAATGCCTGATGAAGGCCGGCTCCCTCGATCGCCGCGTCACGATCCAGCGCAAGAGCTCGACGCAGTCGGCCTCGGGCGAGCCGATCGAGGCCTGGGCCAACCTGTCCCTTCGCCGTGCCGCATCGATGTGGCCCTACAAGGGCGACGACGAGACATTCCGGGTGCCTGAAAAGGTTGCCTATGAGCGGGTCGAATTCCGCGTGCGCTATTCCGCCGATGTGGCGGCCCTCTCGCCGCTCGACCGGATCATCCACCCCGCGCTGACCGAAGCCGAGGCGGCCGATGCCGGCCACGTGATTCCGGCGCGGGCCATCTTCGATGTGCTCGGCGTGCTCGAGATCGGCCGGCGCGAAGGCCTGCGGATCATCACCGAGCGCCGGGCCGACGTGACGACGTAACCTCCAACCGAAAGGACCTTTCAAATGGCCGATCTCTCAGTCACTGCCGCCAACTGCCTGCCCGGCGCGGGCGCCGTCATCGAGGAGGGCCTTGCCGGCGCGACGATCACCGCGGGGCAGGCCGTCTATCGCGACACCGACGGCAGCTACAAGCTCGCCGATGCCGACGGCGCGTCCGCCACCATCCGCACCGCGCGCGGCATCGCGCTCAACGGCGCCTCCGCCGGTCAGCCGCTGAAGATCCAGAAAGCCGGCGAGATCACCCTCGGCGCCACGCTGACCGCCGGCACCACCTATTACTTGAGCAACACCGCCGGTGGCATCTGCCCGCTGGCCGACGTCGGCACCGGCGAGTACTACCACATCATCGGCATCGCCAAGTCCGCCAGCGTGCTGCTTCTGGCGCTGGCCTATTCCGGCGTTTCGGCCTGATGAAGGACATCCGGCCCGGGCTGTTCGCCTTTCTCGCGGCGGACAGCGTGGTCGGCGCGCTGGTCACGGCAGGCGGGATCACGCGGATCTATCCGCTGCGACTGCCGCAGGGCGTCCGGCTCGCCAGCCTCGTCTACACCCGCGTCTCCGGCCAGGGCGATTACGCCATGGCCGGCGTCACCGGATATGCGCGGCCGCGCTACCAGATCGATGCCTGGGCGCCGACGGCGGACGCCGCCGTTGCCCTGGCCAACGCCGTTCGCGACGCGCTTGACGGCTTCAAGGGACCGATCGGCAGCGGCGCGAACGCGATCGACGTGCAGGGCGTGTTCTGCGCCGACCAGCGCGAGCAGTATGACGACGCCGTGCAGATGTACGGCGTCAGCCGGGATTATTTCATCCACCACGGAGATCTCTGATGGCGCAGCTGAGCGAAACGGTGCTGGTGCAGGTGAAGGTGACCGGCCCCTGGCGCGGATCGGTTCGTCTCGGTATCGCGCGCGCGCTGTTCAGCCTTGGCGCGCGGATCGCACGCATCGGCATCATCTTCGAAGTCACCAGGGATGGCGACGCGTGGCGCAGCTTCCGGCGCGACGACCGCTGCGATTCTCTCGTCGACCGGATCAACAGGGAACTGGCCGACGGCCGCCGGCTCCGGCTCTGATGGCCCGCCAGACCTTTTCCATCGAAGGCCTCGCAGAGCTCGACGAGGCGCTGACGGAGCTGCCCAAGGCGACCGCGCGGAACGTGCTGCTGCGGACGCTGAAGGCCGAAGGCGCGCCGATCCGTGACGCCGGCGAGGCACTGGCGCCGAAACTCACCGGCGGGCTGAAGCAGTCCTACACCATCACCCAGAAGCTCTCCCGGCGGCAGAAGGGCCTGAACCGCAAGGGGAGCGATGTCGAGATCTATATCGGCCCGGGTCCGGCGCCGAAGGGCGTGCAGACCGAGTTCGGCAACGCCCATCAGTCCGCGCAGCCGCATCTGCGTCCGGCCTTCGACGGCAATGTCGAGCGGGTGCTGAAGGGAATCCGGGACGAGCTCGCCGCCCAGATCGAGAAGACGCGGGCGCGTATAGCGAAAAAGGCCGAACGGCTTGCGGCCAAGATTGCAGCCGGGAAATGACGCTTTCCAACTGACAAGGAGACTTCCATGAGCACGAGCGCGCGCATCGGTTACGGCACGCTGTTCAAGTCCGGCAACGGCGCCTCGCCCGAGGTGTTCACCACGCTGGCCGAGGTGACCTCGATCACGCCGCCGGCGATGGCGCGCGACACGGTCGACGCCACCCACGAGCTGAGCCCCGGGGCCTGGCGCGAATTCATCGCCGGCCTGAAGGACGGCGGCGATGTCAGCCTCGATCTCAACTTCATCCCCGGCGGTACCGCCGCCGCGGCGCTGATGGCCGAGCTCGACAACGACGGATCGGCTGCCACGGTCAACCGCCAGATCCTGTTTCCGGACGGCTCCTACTTCTCCTTCGCCGGCATCCTGACCGGCTTCGAGCCGGACGCGCCGATCGACGACAAGATGAGCGCGTCGGTCACCTTCAAGGTGACGGGCAAGCCGACCCTGGTGCAGGCCTGATGGATAACCCGGAAACGGGCGACGTCTCGTTCCAGGCGCAGGGCCGCACGTTCACCCTGCGCTATACGGTCGGCGCCTTCGTCGCGCTCGAGAACTTCCTCGATCGCGGCATCATCGACATCTACGATGAGCTCGCGACCTGGAGCCCGCCTTTCGATCCCGAGACCAGGAAGCCCGTTGCGGAAACGCCCGAGCAGGTTCGGCGTCGTGTGAAGAACATGCGGGTCGGTTTCATGCGCGCCGTGTTCTGGGCAGGACTTCACGATCAGCATCGCGAAGTCACGCTCGATCAGGCCGGCGATCTGATGACGGAGATCGGCGGCATGATGGCGGCCTACCGCCTCGTGGTCCAGGGCATCAGCCTTTCGAAAAGCCCGGCTGGTTCGGAAGACAGCGCCCGCCCTCCGAAGAGGCCATCCAGGGGCCGGACTGGATAGGCCTCCTCGACGACTGGCTGGCCGCCGGTCTTTCCGAGCAGGAGTTCTGGCGCGCGACACCGCGCCAGGTGGCCCGGCAGTTAAAGGGCCGGTCCGAGCAGCTGCGGCGAGATCACAACGACCGTGCGTGGCTGGCGTTTCACATTGCCGGCCTGCAGCGAACCAAGAAGATGCCGCCGCTGCGCCGCCTTCAGATCCGGGACCGGCGTCCACAATCCTGGCAGCACATGAAGTCGGTCGCCGCGCAGCTCACAAAACTGTTCGGCGGCGAGATCAAGGAGCAATGCTGAAATGGCTGGCGGTGCGGTGATTGGCGCGCTGCGCGTCGTTCTCGGCGCGGACACGGCGGCGCTCGACAAGGGGCTGAAGGACTCGCAGGCCGGCGTTTCCGCTTTTGGCGACGCCTTGAAGGCTGGCATGGCCGCTGCCGCCGCCGGCGTGGCTGCGGCCGCCTATTCGATCGCCGCCTCGATCAAAAGCTCGATCGAGACGGCCGACCAGCTCAACAAGATGTCGCAATCTTCCGGTGTCGCCGTAGAGGAGCTGGCAAAACTGAAATATGCCGCCGAGCTCTCCGACGTATCCAGCGAGGCGCTGGGAAAATCCATGGGCAAGCTGTCGAAGGCAATGGTGGCGGCTGCGACGGAGGGCGCCAGCCCGGCGGCGCAGGCCTTCGCAGCGATGGGTATCGCGGTCAAGAACCAGGACGGCACGCTTCGCTCATCTTCCGACGTACTTTCCGACATTGCTGGCAAGTTCGCCGGCTACAAGGACGGTGCCGAGAAGACCTCGCTGGCCATCCAGCTGTTCGGCAAGGCCGGTGCCGCGATGATTCCCTTGCTCAACCAGGGCAAGGACGGTCTGCAGGAGGCGGCCGACGAAGCCGAGAAGTTCGGGCTCGTGCTGGACAAGAAGACGGCTCTGGCGGCAGAGGCATTCAACGACAATCTGAAGCGGATGGATTCGATCAAGCAGGGTCTCTACATGACCATTACTGCGAGATTGTTGCCGTCCTTTGAACTGTTCTCCGAGAAGCTGCTCGAGGCCAAGAAGAACTCGGAGTTCACGTCGACGGCTGCTGAAGGCATCGCCTCGGCCATCAAGATAGTAGCCAACGAAATCATCTACACCA